TATGAACTATGCAGGAGTGAAGATGAAAGTAACAGACAAGATTCTTAATTGGTTAGAACGGCATGATCGAAAAAGAATTATTATGGACCGAGAGTCTGCAGAGCCATATTTGGAACGGTATTATGTCTTCCTTAAAGACAGAAAGAAATTTCCATTTAATATCTTTGTACACAAGTTTCTTAAATCAGACCCCGATGATGTGCATGATCATCCATGGCCTTACGCTACGCTAATTTTAAAAGGTGGCTACTGGGAATGGATTCCTATATTTGATTCACTGGGTAGAAAATTTACTGAATACAAGCAATGGAGAGGACCGGGACATTTCCGTATATGCAGTCCTACCTCTTACCACAGGATAGAATTAGATCCGAATATAACAGCATGGACTTTGTTTATGCCCGGCCCCCAAAAGAGAGAATGGGGATTTTTGGTCGATAACAAATGGATTCACAACGAAAGATACTTGGAGGCAAGACGTGAACAAGCTCATAATTAATGATGCAGAATTTAAAGGACTAGTTGCAAAAATCTGTAGAGACATTACACTCACAGATTGGCGGCCAGATTATATCGTAGGACTAACCCGCGGTGGTTTATTGCCAGCAGTGATGATCAGTCAATATTTCAACATTCCTTGCGAAACACTTAAAATTAGCCTGCGGGATGGCGAAGAATGTGAAAGCAACTGCTGGATGGCTGAAGATGCGTTTGGTTACAATGCCGCAGAAATCGGTGATCCATTATGTAAGAATATTTTAGTCGTCGATGACATTAACGACCAAGGTTCTACATTAAACTGGTTGATGAACGATTGGCAAGGTAGTTGCTTGCCCGGTGATCCACGATGGGAACACGTATGGAATCAAAACGTAAAATTTGCAGTAGTTGTAGATAACCTATCAAGTAAATGTAATACTAAAATGGACTTTGTTGGTATGGAAGTCAACAAGGCCGAAAACGATGTATGGATTGAATTTCCCTACGAAGAATGGTGGACAAAATGACAACACAAGAAAAAGAAGTAATGGACATTCTGCAAGAAGAATGTGCCGAAGTAATCCAGGCAGTCTCTAAAATTAGTCGCTTTGGTTTAAACAACTATAAACCAGGAAAGCCTAAAACTAATCGCGAACACCTGGAAGAAGAGCTCGGCGACTTATACGCTATGATTAATATCTTGCACGACATGGATATTGTTAGTTGGTCCAATATCGAACGAGCTAGCGAAGCTAAAATCGAAAAGCTCAAGAAATGGTCTAAGATTTACGAGATAGCGGCATAAGATGAATAAGATTTTTGACGGCCCGGATCATATAGAAGAAGTCACAGTTCCTTGGGAACAGCGTGTCCGTGGAGATTTCCATGTGGTTGTATACAAAGACGGCTTTCCTGTAACTCCCGGCCATATGTTATTTGTACCACAATATAACACAATAGGAGTACTTAAAGATGCGTTCGAAGATGCACTCAGAGAAGGCCAAAAATTAGTCGAAGCTGGAGAATGCGACGGTTTCAACATTGGACTTAATTGGGGCAAATGTGCAGGTCAAACTGTCAAGTGGCCTCATATCCATCTTATCCCACGCAGAAAGGGCGATGTTGAAGATCCAACAGGCGGCGTCCGAAATACTATTCCTGGTAAAGGTAATTACCATAAAATTTGACTTTTGCCAAAAGTCTAAGTACAATATATAATTATGTGGCCCTTTAAATCTAAATACAAAGAAGAATACAAAGTTCCAGAACTTACTGAAGTAAGGTTTGGAGGATGGAGATATAGTCCTAAAGAAGATATCAATCCATATGAGGTATCATTATTGTTACCTATGTTTATTAGTCCGTTTATGCATATAGACTATCAAGCATACGTTGATAAAAATAATCTAAGGCGTCATTTTATTAAAATTGAAAAGGAAGAAAATGCAAGTAAGAGCTAACCCTAATGGAAAAATTGGAACATGCGGTTGTGGACGTAGCCCAACTGGTGATTGCTGTGGCTGGCACGGGCTTAATGAAGAACAATATAAGGCCGCAAAAGACAAATGGGATCTTGAGCAATATAAAAAACAAGCTCAAGAAATTTGGAATGATAGTTGTACTAGCGGAAGATCTGAATGAGTAAAATTAAATTAGCAGAATTATTTTATAGTATTCAAGGTGAAGGACGTTACATGGGTGTACCGTCTGTTTTCTTGCGTACATTTGGCTGTAATTTTACTTGCCAAGGATTTGGTATGCCGCGAGGTGAATTATCAAATGAACGTGAAGCTATCGCAGAACGTATTGTAGAGTTTAAAGATTATAATGAGCTCCCACTAGTGTCAACTGGTTGTGATAGTTACGCTAGTTGGGATCCTCGTTTTAAAGATCTCAGTCCGCTAGTTGAGTCTGACGGAATTGTAGAAAGAATTTTGGAAATGTTACCAAACGGCGAATGGCAGGATGAACATTTGGTTATTACAGGCGGTGAGCCATTACTAGGATGGCAGAAGGCTTATCCGGACTTGTTAGATCATCCTAGGATGCAAAGTCTTAAAGAGATCACGTTTGAAACTAACGGCTCAATGCGTTTAACAAGTGCATTTAAAGAATACCTATTAAAATGGCAAATGCCTAATATGGATTTTGCTAGAGAAGTTACATTCAGCGTAAGTGCTAAACTTCCATGCAGTGGTGAGAAGTGGGAAGATGCTATTATGCCAGAACGTGTCGTTGAATACGAAAATTTTGGTACAGCCTATTTGAAGTTTGTTATAGCAACAGAAGAGGACCTTAAAGATGCAGAACGAGCAGTTGAGGAATATCGTGCGGCCGGCTTTAAGGGTCATGTGTATATTATGCCTGTTGGTGGCGTTGAGCGGGTGTATACCCTTAACAATCGTACAGTGGCAGAAATGGCGATGCGAAAAGGCTGGCGGTACAGTGATAGACTACAAGTGCCACTCTTTAAAAACGAATGGGGAACCTGATGACGGGGTTTACGTCAAAGAAGAAAATAGGACTAAGTAGAATGGACGGCGTAGTAACACAATCACCTCCGTCAAAAGATTGGGGACTTAGCCGTGCTAGAGGCTGGAAATTAAAACTCTGCTGGCTTCCTAATAAATGTTTTCTTAGTGAAAAACCACTTTGGGGTAAACGTGCTTATCATGCCCAAAGAGTGATTACCGGTCCTGGCGATCCTGTAATCGAAGACTACTGGCTTGAGAAGTTTGAATTTACCAAATGGCAATTAACAAGGACATAATATGTTAGAAAAATTAAAAGGCTTGTTTAAGTCAAAGAAACAAAAAGAAGCAGAAAAATACAAAGTAGAGGCGGCGCCGTTAGATCCAAAGGAAGCGGCTAATGCAAAAAAGGAACCTTGGGTAACTGTACTACAAACACACGTTAATCCAGAAAGTCCAAAGAATGGCTTTTTTGAACTTGACTGGAACGAGTATTTTGTGTTAATGTTACGTAACAATGGTTATACTGGTGTTACAGAAGAAGAAATCGTAGACCAATGGTTTAGCGACTTATGCCGCGAAGTTGGAAGTGAAGAGAATGTACCTAGCATGGATCGTAGAGGTTCCGGGTACATTAATGTTAATAATCTTGGTAATGGAAGAACAGAGGTAAGTTAATGACCTATATTTTAGTAGACACAGCAAATACATTTTTTCGTGCGCGACATGTTGTTCGCGGAGAAATTGAAGAAAAAGTGGGCATGAGTCTACATACTCTTTTGAGTAGTGTACGCAAGGCTTGGAAAGACTTTGATGGGAAACATGTCATCTTCTGTTTAGAAGGTCGAAGCTGGCGTAAGGACTTCTATAAGCCTTATAAAGCTAATCGGCAAGTAGCTCGAGATGCACTCAGTCCTCGCGACGCAGAAGAAGATAAAGTCTTTTGGGAAACGTTTGACGACTTTAAAGAGTTTATCATGGATAAAACTAACTGTACAGTTTTACAACATCCTAACTTAGAAGCTGACGATTTAATTGCAGGTTTTATCCAAGCCCATCCAAATGACGACCATGTTATCATTTCAACAGATGGCGACTTTGCACAACTAATTGCACCCAACGTAAAACAATATAATGGTGTTAGTGCTGTTACAACTACACACGAAGGATACTTTGATGACAAGGGCAAACCTGTTAAAGATAAGAAAACTGGCGAAGTCAAAGGCGCACCGGACCCCGCATGGTTACTCTTTGAGAAGTGTATGCGTGGCGATACA